ACCATAGTATATAGTACAATCACTGTACTGTCAAGTGCTTTTTGACGATGCTTTTCATCTTATCAACGTCAACAGCCAAGAAGCTTTGATACTTCCTGATCTTCTTTGCGATCTTTGGATAGATCACGGTATCTGTAATTTCTTTGTCCCATCTATTCAGATAGTTGATTAGGACGTTCAATATGACCATAGTCTCAATTGTAATTTCACCCTGCATGTACAAACTCAGTGCCTCGGGATGATCGCCATTCTTGGCTTCAAACTTGGAGTTTATCACCTTATGCTTGTATATTGCATTTTCACTATCTGAGTCAAGCAGCTTCACGAAGTCGTTCTCGAACGTATACGCCAGAGACTGAATGACCTTCTGCCAATTACTGTAGACTTCCTCAGCGTTGTCAGAGATAAGATCCTGAGACCATGCTGTATCATTCTCTACAAAATTAGCAACGAGGAAAGGTACGACTTCGTCATCGGGCAACATCTTCGCCAGCTTGTGAAACTTGTACTTGTCCTTTCGTTTCTGAAAAGCTTCTACACCAATTTTAGTTTTACCAGATCCCTTGGTGAAATCGTAACTGTCGCTGGTAAAGTGCAGCTTAACTGCTAGATAAACTGCGCAGAGTTCATGTCCCGTCACTGTCTTTCCTGTACTTGTTGGCCAGATCAGCCACGTTCGAGAGAGCAGCCAACAGATTCAACGCTTCCCGCGCCTTCACATTGTCGTAGCGAGAAACATCCATGCTGGGTGCTTCTAGTTCTGCCTGATACATGTCCTGGGCCAGCCGTAGCTGCGCCTTGATGCCATAAAACAAATCATCGGCTTTTTGTGGCTTTGCTGGTTTCATATCGGTAGCTTCGCACTCCTGGGCAAATAGTTCAACAACTGCGCTTCTTCTTCCAACTTCGACTTCAACACATCATTTACCAATGACGCAGCAGTCTCAATCTCGAGATCCGTTTCATCGCAATACTCTACGAACGCTTCCATAGCATAACAAGCATGCTTCTCTGCGCGGTGCAGAATCATTGCGGAAAATGCATTACGTTCGTCTTTAGTTGCCATGTCGGTAAAATGTATGTTGGCCAATGGTAGTCACCTCTTGCATATCATCACTCCAATGAGGTTTCACATAGTTAGCATGATAAAACATCACGTCAGTCCCTATTATACGCGAGTTGACGTTCTTTAGCAAGACATCTTGAGCTATAGTCAACGCTCTTTTGTATGCGCTCATATTATTCACTTCATCCGCCTTGCCGTCACACACCCAAGAAAACTGGCAGCCAGTATCCTTTCTTTGGTATACAACTCCACAATATGTTCTAGGATAGTCGCCACTCTCAACTCTGTTACGAGTCACCTGAGCAACCGCCAGTTGGCCCTCGCGACTTTCGCTGCGAGCTTCGAAGTAGATGTTCTTTGCCAAACACACAACTTCGTTGCGCATAAATGACGCCTTGCGCTTGTTGTCTAAAACTGTGTCCATACCATGACTCAGAGTCATAAGTTGATCATCAGTTTCTTGCTTGTACTGCGAGTATTCTTCTCGCAGCCTAGTCATCTCTATGGATGCTTTGCCGTATGCAAAGATCATTGTGAACGCGCCCAACAACAGTATGTTCTTAAACCATAGGTTGAGATGGGCTTCTGTGAATGCTGCTTTCATGAGGACCTCCAGCAGTTAGTTCTATCTTAACGCTCTTGGAATGTTGTCGTTTGTTGCGATTGGTGGATATTCCTTTATTCGAATATCCTGATGAAGGAGCAGATATAGTGCTGGTAGCCGCTCCATCACAAAAGAAAAATTGATAATGTGCTCACTTCTGTGTCTAGTCTTCCCAACATGCATGTACTCATATACTTGTTTGTCTTGATTGGACACTTCAACACATTTATTGAAGAAGTCAATTAGCCTATCCCAAACAGCATTTGTTGCCACATAGTAATGACATGTTATGAAATACTCTCTAGGATATTTTACATCAAAATCAAAGTTGTTGTAACCCAAGATAGTTATTATGCGCCGAAGGCAATCTAACATACCTCCGTGACAGTGTTCACCCTGCCAGAAGATATTCTTATCCCGATATTTGGGATAATGGTTGACATGATATAGGTCATACCCAGGATTATCCTGCACCCAAGATATAAACTGTGCACCAGACAATTTAGTCTTCTCATACCAACGCCAGCTAGTCATTCCCCAATACCCATCAAAGTTTGCATTTTGCTCGTGCAGCTTTTTGAGTAGAGGATACTCACGCAACAGTGGCTGTTCGTTGCTTGTGTTGTCAAATGGAATGAACGAAGGATCAAGAACTCCCAACTGAGACTGGTCAAAATATGTTTGGTAAATCTTGATATCCATCCGTACTCCAAAAATAGGTGGTGGGTTTTCTGTTCACAAGGAACCCACCGAACTCGGGTAATCTAGTGCTTATTAAGCAGCTAGGGCCATGTCGTAAACATCATCGTTTGCGTTTACTTGGTTTGCGCTGATTAAGTCAGTCGCCTCACTGGTAGCCGTCAGGTTATTATATGCCCCGTCGAAGCCTGTCATCCCCATCAAAAGTACATTAAGACCTTTTGGCTACTGCCGATACCAGTCAAAATGCACTTTTGGTGGAGATGGCGGGAATCGAACCCGCGTCCGAAACACCTTTAGCTGTCAGTTTACTACCATTATTCCACTAGACCGATTTTAGTTTCGGGCTTCAGATGGCAATGTAACGTCATCTGGATTTGTTGCAGGAGCAGCAACTTCATCAACAGGCTCATCAGGAGTTCCTTCTTCAGGAGCACCAGAGCATGCGGCCAGAAACATCGCAACAGTCATAATAGCTAGCTTATTCATATTACTCTCCCTTACTCTTAACAGACTTCTTAACAACTTTCTTTGGCGTCTTCTTCTTGGCAGGTGCCTTGCGCTTCTTGACTGGTTCAGGTTCAATTACTGAAGCTGGCTCAGTTGGAAGCACTTCCTCTGGAAGAGGAGCAGGTTCCTGATCAGAACGAATAACACCATCATACGCATCATTACTAGACTCAAAGCCATACAGCGCCCTGTAGATTAGACCAATCATTAGCGCAACTAGTCCAACTAGTACAAATGCAGTAATTCCTAGTACAATATAATCAGCGACTTCCATTCTTGGACCTCCAATTTTCAATTTGTTCCATCAACATTGGTTTGTAGTCTTGCGGATTCACCTTCATAACCTGACAGAAATCCGCAGTCTCCACGCCAATGATGATTACAACTTGATCAATTGGCGTCCCAGTCATCTCCTGGTACATTATACTATACGCAGTGCCCTGCATAAAGTAACTCTTAATATCTTCCTTCTTCTTCAACCTAGTTGAAGTCTTCCAGTCAACAATGGACAATACACCATTGTATTCTGCAATACAGTCAACAGTGCCAGCTAGCTGTAGCTCATGGCTAAACAGCGGCTGCTCAATGCAATGTATATTATTTAGCTTGTTCAGTTCCTTGCGCATCTTACCGAAGATAGACCTGCCCTTTGGGAGCATCTCTACCTCAGAGAGATCCTCGTTACCGAGATACTTCTCAATGATAAGATGGACATTGGTGCCGCGATCAGTTGCCGCCTTCGAGATCTTGTTGGCTTTTTCTTCGCCTACAGCCTTGCGCCATTCCTGAATCTTCTCGGCACCAAAGTCCGCTAGAACAGTAGTAACGCTAGGATAGCGATTTCCATCAGGAGTAGCGTATACCCGAATACCATCGCGGTTTTCCTTAACGATTGTAGGGAATGAAATGCTTCGGTGTACATAGTTGATTCTTCCTTCATCGAATGAGAACATAAAGTAAATATCCTATCACTAGCCAAATAATAATTGAGATACCGATCGACCAACCCAAGCACTTCAGAGATATACCAACTAGCTCAGTCGAGTTCATTGAGATTCTCCAGCGAGATTAGCTCTTGAATCCTCTTATCCTTATGAGAACACATATAGCACTCAGCATGACCACAGTCTAGAGCGTTATGCTTTGCCAGCCTATGGGGCTGCTGATGTTTAATTGCTTTAAGATAAGGAGCAAACTGCTTTGCTATTCCCATCTGGCGGCCAATATGCCTACGCTTTTGTTGAAACCGTCTTTGTCTTAGAGTCTTATCCATTTCATACTCCACATAGTTATTATACTACGAATATGCTTGAATGTCAACCAGTCTCATGTTCCTTTTCATAACGCTCGACAGCCAGTAGGAAGTCTTTCACTAGGCTAGACCTGACGATATCCTCTGGGCTGAACTCTACTGAAGTGAATGATGGCATCAGCTTTGCGATTTCATGGAACTTCCAAAGTCCCGACTTATCGCCACTCTTGCGATACAGGTCAGTCTGTCTATAATCGCCGCAGAAGATAATCTTGGAACGATAACCGACGCGAGTCATAATAGTAGATAGTTCCTCGAAGTTCATATTCTGGCACTCATCAACAATAATGATTGAATCGTCGAAACTCATACCGCGAATAAAACTCGTAGAGATGAACTCTATCTTACCTTGTTCCTTGAACGCCTCATAGGCATCTCGGCGATTGAACAGCGTATGGAAGATTTGCATATACGGCTGTTCATACAGACTCATCTTTTCTTCTAGCGAACCAGGAGTGAAACCAACATCACGTGACTGGACAGCAGAGCGAACAATGACAATGCGCTTAAAGGAACTGTTTTTGTCGAATACTTCTTGAATGGCTTTGTAACATGCAATAAAAGACTTACCAGTGCCAGCGGAACCAGTAAGCATGATAAAATAATCGCCACGGACATAAGCATCGAAAAATCTCCTTTGATTTTCTGTTAGAGGCTCAAAAATACGCAATTCACTTGGCTTGACCCGAGCCGAAGGCTTCACCAATTCAGGTTCAAATTCTATAACGGTGTTGGATGTAGTTTTCTTCTTAGACACCTATCCTCGCTTTGCACGCGCTGCGCGCTTCTCCTTCTGAATCTTTCTGTGCTTCTCGAGCACTTGATCCGTCTTTATACGCTTGGAGTCTCTTTTTCCGAACCGATCGGCCAGAGGGCTGCTAGGATTCTGTTCGGCAATCTTAGACATTACTTCTTTGAACGTATTGTCTGTCTTGGAGATATTGTCCCCAGTTCCCATATAGGAAACGATTGGGGCTTCGTCGATGTAACGCTCAAGATGAGGATTGTCTTTCTTGAAGTCGTCATACACCATCATCGACATCACATGTTCTTCAATCTTACCAGTCTTGGTATTGCGAAATGTATAAGTTGCCACTAACGATACCTCTTCATTACTCCATGAGTCGCAAGATATGCCTCGAACTCAACACCCTTGTAGTGGCTCTTGAGTGAAAGAAACAGATCAAGGTTTCTCTTATCATCATCAAACAGCGAGACTCTTTTGTACTCAGCTGTATCCAGATATTTAGCGATAATAACTCGCTTGGCTTCTGCTGCTTTCATAAACGGCAGATTACCAGCACGCTCAACATAAACATTATTCATGTTGAGTCCGTACTTCTCAAAAGTAGAGAGGAAGGTGTCGCGGTCATCAAAGTCGGCTCTAGCAGTCAGAATAATCATCTTGCTATTTGGCTTATTGACATACGCACGAAGAATTGCTGCAGCCTTGTCTATTGCTTTTTGAATTGGCACTGACGTGTTCTTGAATATTTCAGCGCTGCGGAACTCGCGGAAGTCGTAGTCCTCGCCTGGCTGCAGCTGGTAAGTATTGAACTCTTGATTCGTTAGAGTGCGAACCACCTTCCCGTTCTTGACGACATAGACCTTGGCGTTTGTCTTGAACAAGGTTTCGTCAATATCCCAAACGGAAAGGGATCCGCGAGAGTCTGGTTTGTAGTTCTTAAAGGTTTCCATTAACCTATTTATACCAGACTGGTTGGCCTCTCCGCTTCCAGGAAGCCATTCGCCTCTTGTGCATCATGTAGTAGTTACGATATGCAGCAATTGAATCACCAGGAACTTTACAGTCATCGGGCATAGCCTGGGGTGGCTGCTGCCATTGAACGATAGGAATATTCCTGGGAGCATCGAGTAGTGGTGTTAGCAGAGCTTCACACTTGTGCGATTTACCTTCGTATCGGTATTTGTATTCGCCGATTAGGTAATACATGAGCTCATATAAGTGCCGATAACTATCAATGTTGCTCCGTACCCATACAGCACTGGGGTGGTTAATGTGGCCAGCTTGATAAAGAACAGTTTCACGATAATCATCTAACACCCACCTCTTGGCGTTTCGGCCACTCTTACTCTTACCAATAACCATCTGCCCATCTAAAAGTCGATGAGCAGTGCACAATAGCTGGGCCGACTCAAGTATCATCTTGACGACGTGCTTGTCGCAGTGATACTGAGCCGACACTTGCGGATCATGTGATAGATAGAATATATTCATTACGCGGTACGATAAACTCGGATTCCGTCGTCTTGACGCTCGCACGAAAGCGTGTAGCCAGTTCGCTTGCGGCAATAGCCGACGCTGGCCTCGACTCGCTTGATGTAAGTGAGCCTGGAAATATTCTTCGGAACCTTGAGCTCAAGGAACTTGTTGATCTGCAAGTCGGCAACCTTGCTGACAAAAGTATCCTTGCGAGCAGGGGTCAAACCCTTCTGGCTAGGATCAGCTGCCAGCTGCACATAACCAACTTCAACTGGCTTGCGCTTACGCTGCTTGCTGCCCATGGTGGCGAAAAGGTAGTTGCGAACTTCTTCGCGGACGATACGTTCGATCAATTCACTGGTATTCATAATCATGTACTCCTATTACAGTCCCAGCTGGGCGCGGATATCGCTCAGTTCGTTATCGCCGATCTCGTCGATCTGCATATCGTCGATGACGTCAGCAACATCACGCTTCGGCTCCGCCTTCGTACGAACAGTCACAGACTGGATCGTAGCCTTGGCAGGCTTCGTCGCCTTGACCTTGACGGTCTTGGGCTTCGGAGCAGCCTTGGTCTTGCCTCCGCGCCGACCGTTCTCGGGAACTTCGATATCCCGAGTCAGCAGCTTGTAGCCTACAACCGAGCGGCCATCCTTGACGAGCTCGCACTCAACGCCGAAATACTTCTTGAGTCCGAAGAAATAAATCGGAACGGAACCTTCGTTGACGCCAAGCTTCTTCGCGATATCTTCGCGCTTGACAACTGCGTCGGGAGCCGAAGCCTTCAGCATCTGAAAGAGGGTATAACCCTGGAAAGGACGATTAGCCATTTTTCACTTCTCCATTATATAATTAAGAATAAACCTGAGCCACGTTCTTGTGGTCCAGAATAACAACATCGCGCATAGTACCGTAAACATTAATCGGTGTGTCAAGAGTGACGTGGTGAGAGACCTCGCCGCCATACTTGACTCGGCTCAGATTAACCTTGCCGCGCACCTCGAACGTGTCGAGATACATACCGCGCACATTCAAACCTTCAAGATTCCAGTTCATCATACAGCCATTGTACCTGAATATGTGTAAAAGTAAAGCAGAAAAAACCTAATAGAATCAGTGGGTTGTATTATACGTCATGCCACTGAGAGCGCGGTCGATGGCGCTGGGCTGCGCGAACTCGCCGACGAGAATATTGAACTTCTCGACAGCCTCTTCAAAATCAGCGTCCATTTTCATCTCAAGGATGAACTTGTCATCGCGGTAGATGTCGATGCTATAGCCATAGTTGCCGTGGCTCCAGAGAATCCAGAAATTCCCGTGGGCGTCCGCAGAGCTCTTGATAAGGGTCAGTTGCTTATTCATCATACAACCATTATACCTGAACCTTCATAAACCGCAATCGAAAAAACCCTAACAAAATCAACTACTTGCGCAAGTTATTGATTCTATTAGAGTTTTTGCCAGGCGCTGGAACCTGGGGTTCTGGGGTGGGCACTGGGCCGAGTCAGGAGACAGAATTTGCGACTAACGGACGCAAGTCATTGATTTTATTGGAAACTGGTCCTGGAAGGACCCTGTGC